ATCTTGGAGCTGACAGCTCAACGCGGATCAGCTCGAAGACACCATCAAGGAGTTGCAGAACAAAAAGAAGAGTGCCGAGGCTATTGACCTGATGATCGCACAGAAGTACATCAACCGTAGCGGCAAGAGCCTGAAGGATGTTATTGCCCTGATGGAAGAAGAACGCTGGATGCCTGCCGCAGAAGCCAAGGACTGGGGATTCATAGACAAGATTATTCCCGGTACCCATAAGAAGCCGCAAGTGACCGATGAGATAACGGACTGTTTTACCGCCAATGGTTTGCCGTTGCCGGTACTCAGTGCTTCCGAAGCGGAAACACAACCTAAAGGTAATGAGAGAAACCTTGTTTCTCAAATCATTGACGGTATCAAAGGGTTGTTTCCTGCCAATAATAAATCTGAAGACATTTCTAATTCAAATACAGTTATTTCCATGCGTAAAGAATTTACTTTCATTAATCAGATCCTCAACTGCGAAGGTATTGAGGAAAAAGACGGTAAGACATCGCTTACCGTAGAAAACTTGCAGGCCATCAATAACGCCATCAAAGTAGCCAATGAAGCGAAAACCAAAGCTGAAAGCGATCTGACAGCCGCCAATACAGCCAGACAGACGGCCGAGAATAATCTGACGGCAGTTGTCAACGACCTTGACAGCCTGAGCGATAGCGTCAGGAATGTAGCCGACAACAAAGCTAAGGTACAGGTTATCCGCGATATCGTGGCCAGGATTCCCGGAACGGCAACCGCCAGTCATCAGGAATCGAACGAAGACAGCAAGTTTGCCGATATCGCTACGGATCCGATCAACAGTTATGAGAATGAATAACATCTAAACTATTCTATTTATGGATTTTAAAGCACCTATTGACATTACCACGGTTCTGACCGCGGTAAAAAAACACAGAGACATCCTGAAGGCGGTCGATAAGCTCGACACTTCGGAGGTATTGAAACATTTCACTCCGGTACCGGGCATTACCGATTCCCTTGAATTGGGCAAGGTAGAAGGCGGAAGCATTTCCAGTAAGTACACCGGCAAGTTTGAAGCCGGCAAATATCTGGGTAAGATTGTTCCGCGTCGTCTGGTCGTTCGTCCCGTCGTGATGGAGATGTCCGATGAGCCGGAACGTTACCGTCGCACCTACATTGCTGAGGTACCCGGTACGCTCCGCAAAGAACATCCCTTCGAGCTGTGGTTGATCAACCACGGGCACGAACTGGCATCCAATGATTTGCTGTTTGCCATCTTCACAGCGAAATACAGCGCTGATAAGAACAAGACGGACATTCAGGACTCTTTCGATGGTATCGGTACCATTGTTACCGAAGGCGAGGCAGTCGGAGATATCTCCAGTGCTGAAGGCAACGTATATGCCACCGGTGAGCTGACTCGTGCCAACATTGGCGAAAAGTTGCTGGAGATGTGGCGTCACATGCCGCGTACCTTCAAGCGCAAGAAGAACATCAAGATGTTCATTTCCGACGATTTGGGCGACATGTATGATGACTGGCGCAAAGATGAAGGTACTATCGTTATCGGATTAAAAGAAGATACTTCCGATACACAACACCTGCTCGGTTCCAACAACCGTTGTGAGCTGGTACGTGTTCCGAATCTTCCCGATGGTAGCCAGTTCGTCATGCTGACCACTAAAGGGAACATTTGCTACGGCTTTGACAAGGAGAGCGATTTCAAGTCCATCAAGCCGTTCTTCTCCGGTAATCCTTATACGTTCGATGCTTCGGGCAAGTACGTGATAGGCTTCCAGTTCGTATCGGTACATAAATCGGAGTTCTGCGTCAATGACCGTCCGGTGGATCCTGAAGGTAGCAACCCGTTCGGATATATCGAGGTCACAATTGCACCGGATGAAGCGAAGGCCAACGGTGGCAAATGGCGCATTCAGGGTGAAGAGGCTTGGCGTGATTCCGGCACGTATGTAGCGGTTCCCGGTGGTAAGGAATATACTATCGAGTTCCTGGAGGCCGCCGGATATACCACTCCTGCCGTGCAGAAGAAGACTCCTGCTGCGGGTGCAGTAGAGAAAGTGACGGGTACATACGTTGTTAAATCTGAATAAATCCTGTGACTATGGCAGAAGTAGATCCCAAATTATGTATTGCCCTTGATGATATCAACGAGGCAATGGACTGCGAGAACCAGGATAATATGGGCGGTATCATACCGTCCGTTATCTTCGGTTATCATGCAGATGTGGCGACATGGCCGGACTACCCGAAAAAGACGGATGATCCGCTTTCACTGGAGGCAGCCGGTGCACTGGTCGGTGATCTTGTTATGAAAGAAGGTTGCCGGGCCTATAAGATGGATATCACTGACGAACTGGCTGAGTTCAAGATTACGGATCAGGGAGAAACCGGTGGTGAATCGTTCCTGATGGACTTGAATATCATTTCGGCCAAGATGCGGAAGAAGATATTCGGTTTTGAGAATGCGACCAAAGGGCGCAAGATGTTCTTTATCGTGACCGACAACAACGGCACGAACTACCTGATGGGTGACAAACGCCGCGGTGCTATGCGTGCCTCCGGAGACGGTTCTACCACCGGGGCAAACTCTACCGCGCGTAATCAGAACACACTTCATTATACTTTCACTGCACCGCGTAAATGTGTGTATGAAGGTGATGCGGAAGATATTCTTACTGTAAAGACTGCACCCGGAGGCTGATTTTGTTTCTTCGTTTGATTAGTTGGTTGTTTATGTCCGTCTCCGGATTCTTCCGGAAGGCGGACATTTTGTTTTGTCCTATCACAGCAATAAAATTCGCAATAGTTTTGCGTATCATTAAAAATCAACGTACAATGTCAAAGATTACACAGAACTACATCGAAGCCCGCAGGGACGGTATCAAGTGGCTAAATTCCAATAAGCGGAATTATAGTACCGGAGTGAATATCCTTACCCGTTCCGGATATAAGGGCTTTGTCGCCGCACGCCTGGCACGCCAGGGCGAAAAGCCACATACCCGCGAGAAGCTGGAATACGAGATCCGGCAGATGATTAAAGTCTGGTACCATCCGGATGATCCGCGCTTTGAGGACGTGGACCTGGCGGATGATGCAATGCCGGGTAATGACGGGCGTGCCGAGACGGTTCCCGAAGAAACGGCGGCGGCCATCGTTACCATTGCGGAAAAGGAACTGGCACGTGAAACGGATGAACAGCCGGCCTACCCTCCTGTTATTGCAAAAATCATCTATGATTTCCGGGATTGCTACAATGAACGTTCACGGCTGCACCGGTTACTCTCCGAACAGGGTGAGACCAATACGGCGGCTGTATGTTCACAGCGTAAGGATATTGCTACCCGTATAGCTTCCCTCTCCAATCGTATGACATTGCTGGCTGCCATCAAACAGCAATATGAGCAGAACAAGGAGTTGCCGATTGATGAGCAGCTGGACGAGCTTTATAAAAAAGTGGATGCTGCTGAAGAGAAGCCGGAAAAGGAAGATGAACAGACCGACATCAGTTCCCTTTCCGTCGAAGAACTGAAGAAAGCGAAATCCAATGCCAAGAGTAAGATTACCAAGGCAAAAAACATGTTGCTGTATTCTTCGGAGAGCAAGCCTAAAGACGGCAAGGAAAACCCGCTTCCTGACTGCCCCAAACGTGTGAGATACGAGAAGAAGGTGGCTGATCAGGAGGCACTGGTGGAAAAGATAGAATATCGTTTGGCAGAACTGCAATAGGTTATGTTGGTTTGTTGCAGTGAGATTGAGAATAAGATGATGCCGGCGGATGACGCAGCAAGTCCTATGCAGGGAGACCGATACCCGACAGGCTACATCCGCCGAACGGATGCGGCGGCCTCCGGCCATGACCTGGTTGCGGAGAAGCTGCTGCATCCGGACGCTATGGGGATGCTGGTACCCGGCACAGACAAGCATTTTTATTCTTCAGGCGCGTTCAATCTCATTCAGCTGATTTTCTACATTCTCAAGCAGACCGGTCCGGCACATCTGTTCCTGACAACCTATTCCATCTCTATGGATAGCATCAACGCCCTTCATCGTAAGGTTGAGACCGGTGAGTTGCTATCGGTACGGTTCCTGATCGATAACCGCGTACGCAGCATTTCACCCAAGCCGTTCGATTATCTGGTGACTACATTTCCGGACTGTTACCGTTGCCTGGCACTGCATGCGAAGGTGGCGTTGCTGTATAACGAAGATTGGAACATCACCGTAGTAGGCAGTCAGAACGCGACGCATAACCCGAAGCTGGAGCGTGGAATCATCCATACCGGCAGAGATATTTTTGATTTTGACTTTAAAATGTTGAATGATGAGTTTGACTCAGGAACAACGTGAGGAGATAGAGAAAATGGCGTACCGCCTTATCCCGCCGGGGATGATCGCAATCAATATCGGTGTGGATGAGACGGATTTTCTTGCAGAACTCCGTACTCCGGGCACTGAAGTTCGTACAGCTTTCTACCGGGGACATCTCAGACAGATGGTTGAAGTACGGGAGGCTATCATCAAGTCCGCCATCAACGGCAGCAATCCGGCACAACAGGAATTGATCAAGTTCTTTAAATCGCAACAGCAGTATCTTGAGTATGAGTAACAGCTTGACAACATCCAAAAGCAAGGCCGCATTGGAGGAACAGTCATACGACCTTATACAGCAGCACATCATTGACCCGGAGAACAGCCCGTTGCCGGAGCACTTACGGGTACAGTGCAACCGGGTGTTGCAGATAGCCCGTTTGCTGGATGATTATCCCAATGAAAGCCATATCATTAACATCATGCTTGCGAAATATCGGATTTCACGTACACAGGTACGTAAGGATATCGCCCTGGCAAAAGAGTTATTCAAGACGCAACATCAGTTTGACTGGGATTTCTGGTTTGCTTGGATGATCAAGGACCAGATACAGCTTATCCGGGACTGTAAGCTCAGGGGTGATCTGAAGAACTGGAACAACGCCAAGAAGGTGCTGCATCAGATGATTGGCGAACGTCCGGCTTCGGTTGAGGATCCGCGACGTATGGAGAAGAATGTGATTAATATCCAGATAAACAATATGGGTAAAATGGTGAACATTCCGCTGGATGCTATTCGTAGTCTTTCGCAGGAAGAGCAAAAGGTCCTTGTGGATTCCATGTACACGCCTATTGACGATGTGCAGGCAGAAGAAATAATGAACTCATAAATATAACAGCCTTGGGCAGGCTTTGTAAAACCCATATAAAAGCAATGAGTATGAAAAGTTTTTTTATTAAAGTTATGGTTTTGGTAACGGTGTTGGCTATTCTTATGTTTGGCGTTCCTCATTATCGGATATGGTCCGCTGAACAAAGGGGCAAGGCTGAATTTGCAGAAGCTGAACAGAACCGGAAAATTAAGATTGAAGAGGCGAAAGCGAATCTGGAAGCAGAGAAACTGAATGCCCAGGCTGAAGTGGAACGTGCCAAAGGTGCGGCAGAAGCAATCAAGATTGAAAACGGCAGCATTACCCCCGCTTATATCCAGTATTTGTGGGTACGTCAGCAGAATAATCTGAATGACAAGACTGTAGTTTATATTCCGACAGAAACAAACCTTCCGTTATTGGAAGCTACAAGAAACAAATAGTTTATGAAAAAACTGACAAACAAACGTCTGATCTCTTATTTGGTTGACCACAAACATATCGATATGGTATCGGTTAGCAAGACACAGATTGTTTGTACCGTATCCGCCAAGTTCAAGCCGGATGAAGTGAAAAAACTATTAGACGATACAGGGCAGCCGATGCCCCGTATGACTTCTTCCGAAGGTGTGAACTATATTGTTTTCCCACGTTATTGATACGGCAGGACAATGGACGAAAACGTTTGGGAAGAGGTCATACAGGTCAATCCGGCACAGGCGGCATTTTTGGTAATGCCGTACAAGAACGGGTATGTCATCTATTCACGTGCAACGGGTAAATCATTCATTACCGGTGCCGTGATAGATGATAATATCCGGCTCATGCCGCGAGGTATTACCACACTCACACAGGCTACCATTGGGCAGGCGCTCACTAAAACGTTGCCCTCGGCATTCAAGATGCTGGAGATGCTCGGTTACAAACAATGGGATCCGGTCAGCAAGACCGGTGACTATGTGGTTTGTCGCAGACCCATTGAGGGCTGGTACAAGCCTTATGAGCACATCATGTCATTTGAGTATGGTATCAGCTTCAGTAACGGGCACATGCTTTATATACTTACCCAGGGCGGTAACAGCCGCGGTCCGAACGCGGATTACAACATCACCGACGAAGCGTTGACGCTCGATAAGGAGAAGTTTGACCAGGAGGCGGCACCGACCAACCGTGGTAATGAACACATCTTTGGCCGCAAGTCCGAGAATCCGGTTCTGAAGCATCACGGCAACACGTTCCTTTCCTCCATGCCCTATACACCTGAACAGAAGTGGTTGCTTGAACCGGCCAAGTATTATGAAGAAGAACGCGGCATCCGGCTGTTTGATGTCTGGAATAAGATTGTGCGGTTACAGATGCAGCTCATTGATGCACGCATTGCGAATGATGCGGGACTCTTCAAGGAGATCTGGAATGAAACCGTCCGTCTCCGTCAGAGCATCACGCCGTTCGTTTCACGTGACGGCACGCTCTTTATCCTCGGCTCTATCTTCGACAATATCGCCAATGTGGGTATGAACTATATCCTGAACCAGTATAAGGTGATGGATAAGCTTTCCTTCATGATCGAGATCCTGAATTTCATGGTGGATAAGATTGATAGCTGCTATTACCAACTGGATGAACGGCATGTGTATTACAATGCGACCAATGACGACTATATACGTGACTTTGCCGAAGATCATAACTACAACTGGCAGCAACTTGCCAATAACGATGACAGCCGGCGTGACCTGGACTGTACCCCCACGAAGCCGCTGGAACTGACACCTGACTGGGGTTCTGCCGCCTCATTCCTTGAAGTGGCACAGGAACGCAATTATGATTTTGTGACGAAGCTGCTGACCCGTGAGCCGGTGGATAACAATATCAACGAGTTCTTTGTCAAGCGTGACGAGGAAGACGATACGATGGTCAATGCGCTGATGGATAAGTTCTGTCACTATTACCGTAACCATATCAACAAGCACCTGCATTATTACCGTGACCGCTACGGGGATGCACGCCGTGCCAACAATAAGAAATCCTATAATGAGCTTGCCATTGAGCGCCTGGAGAAACACGGCTGGACGGTGGAACAGCACACGCATGCGGGTATGGAGCCGCCGCAGCATGATAAATATCTGTTGTGGGCTTCTATCCTGGCGGAGAAGGACGAACGGTTCCCGAAGAAGCGTTTCAACGGCTCGAAATGCAAATACACATTGATCTCCATGAACAACACACGCGTTATTGAAGATCGTGAAGGACGGTTTGCCAAGGATAAGCGCAGCGAGCGCAACCAGTCCATCCTTCCTGAAGAGGCAACGCACTTCGGTGATGCGGTCGATAAACGTGTCTGGACGAAGTACGGGCATTTGCTCAGGCAGGCTTACGGATTTGTGGACGCACGTATCTGATTCACTTCACACACTCCGCAACAGTTATCGCAATACTTATAACAGGACTCGCAACGCTTGAGGACCGGATGCCGCATCGGAGGACAGGCGGAGGGTGTTTTCTTTAATGTAAAAACCTATTACCTTTGTCATATTTCCTTACTTTTTGCGACTTCTTTTGCGCCTTTTGTTAGGGCGCGGTAGGAAGAAACTTCCGTTTCTTTTTCCATTCGGATGGAAAACGGGGTGTTGTGTGTTCATTTTCAAGAAGGTAGTTTTCTTATAACATTCATTAACAGAGTCCCCGGCGCGTGCAAAATCCGTACTGAAGAAATAGGCAGGCAAATCTATTTCCCCAGTACGGATTTTGCGCGCTTATAGAGGTAGGAAGCGACGCTTCCTGTATTTGTTTGCACCCATGCAGGTCCCCGGTCTTTTCTGTTTCAAATTCTAAGGTAGGGACCGTAGAGCGGTAAGCGTTCCGCTTGACGTACCCCCGTTTCTCTTCCGGAACTCCTTTTCATTTCTGCATGTCTGTATGCGGTCAGGTAGTCTTTTGAGTCCGCAAATGTAGGGCACCGGTCTGACAAGCAAGGTCAGGCGTTGTCCGCTAAAAAATCTCCACCTTGCAGGTAGTATTCAAGCCTCCGGTTTTAGTCGGAACCTTGCAGAATGTCATCCTCGGCACCTCAATTATTGCGGCATCAAAAGGCAACCATACCGCACGTCATACAGACACGCCGGAATAAAAAAAAAGTCGTTCCGGGAAACGGAGAATCTGAAAAAGGCTCCACCCGACGACTCCAAAAATCCAGAATAAAATTAAAACTTACAGTTATGGCAGCAAAAAGAAACATTCCCGAAGCATGGAAAAATCAGTGGCATAAACCGATGATTTCCTTATTTGACTACATACCGGCAAGATACGAGGCTACAGAACGGGAAAAACAAATCCGCTCACTGATATGGGACTTCAAGGCTGGGAAACGCAGCAAACAGGTAGCGGCTATCGTAGCGGGTAAGATAGCGGAAAAATTCGGTTCGTTTGCCGATACCATTGTGTTTGTCTGTGTTCCTGCAAGTTCGGCAGAACGGACGGAAAAACGCTATCGGGACTTTTGCGAAGAGGTTTCCAACCTTTGCGGGTGTATGAATGGCTACAAAGCCGTGAAAGTGGGCGGAAAACGTATGACCATCCACGAAACCAAGAAAGGCAAAAGCATACAGAACACGGAAACTATTACGCTGAATACTGACTTTTTCAACGGGAAGCGGGTACTGGTTTTTGATGACATACTAACGAAAGGACACAGCTACGCACAATTTGCGTGCGCACTGGAGCAATTAGGTGCGGAAGTGTTGGGAGGTTATTTTTTAGGTAGAACAATTCTTTCTTATAACTAATATATATTTTTTGTTATGAATACTTTATTCGATAATGATTGCCGCTACATGAGTGACAGTGAACTGATTTACGAGATTAGCAATAACAGGCAGATTGTTTCAGACGTTGAACGCAGCAACGGGGAGATAGATATAGACAGGCTGTTTGCATCTTTGACGCCTGGACGCAAGAAAGTAGCTGTGGCAGCAGTGGAGATATACAAGAGACAGCAGTCTCAACAGGTTGAACGCAGGCTTATACGAATGAGCAAGGATGTATATGATTTGATGCAGCCGTTAATTGGTGATTTACGGAATGAGGAGTTTTGGGTAGTGGCTATTAATAATGCATCCCGAATAATCAAGAAAGTACAGGTTTCAGTAGGCGGTATAGACCAGACTTCGGCAGATGTACGGCTGATAATGCAGGTGTTGATAAATACGGGAGCTTCGCAGTTTGCAGCGGTACACAATCATCCGAGCGGCAACAGCCGACCGAGCAATGATGACAAGAGGCTGACGGAACAGCTTAAAAAGGCGGCAGCGTTATTCAATATTCGGATGATGGACCACGTAATTATAACGAATGACGGATATTATAGCTTTTGCGATGAAGGGATGATTTGACGGATGGGGTGCGGGCGCACCCATTCCGTTTGCTCGCACGCTCGCAAACGGAATGGGACCCAAAGCGGTATTTTGTTTTATGTTTCCCGTTCCTTCAACCACGGAGGGGCTTTTTTTGTCCTATGAAAGCGGATGGTATGATTTTACCTTTGTGACAAAAAAAGATATGATACGCTTCATTACTAAGTTCATCGGTACCTATGGATATGATTCCCTGAAGGAGTTCTTTCTTTCGGTGGCGCCCAGTTTTAAATATAACCTGCAACTGCCGGCTATTTCCTTCAGTGCAATCACTGCGGTAGTCAGTGAATGGATAGGTATTACCCCGCTGCTGGCGATGGCTATGCTGATCGCCATTGTTTCCGAAATGTGGACGGGTATCAAGGCAAGCAAGATCCAGGGCATAGGATTTGAATCCTTCCGTTTCTCACGCTGTATCATCAAACTGTGTATATGGCTGACCATCATTTATATCACGCACTCATTCTATCTGGAGAGCAAGGCAGGGGCGGAAGATAGCTTCATCATGCTGCTGGCGACTCTGTTCTTTTCAATTGTCAAAGTGTTCGTCATGACCTGGTTCTGTGTGGAGCATGTGACAAGCATATTGGAGAACCTGGCAGTTATTGACGGCAAGCCTAAAGATACGCTGATCAAGCAGGTGGGCATGTTGTGGGTTACGGTTACAGACAAGTTTAAAAGAAAGGTAGATGAGACGGAACGTTAGTTGCATATTACTATGTGCGTTTATAGCACTTCTTTCCGGTTGGGCAGGTCACTGGCTGGGTTCTCGCCACCGGAGTATTGTTTACACTCCGGAAACGGTGGTCAAACATGACACGATACGACCTGTCATTCCTAAACCGGAGGTGATTGTCCGTGAGGTACCCGCAGAAGTAGATACGGCGGCTATACTGGCCGATTATTTCTCGGAGAAACATTATCTCGATACGATTATTGAACGCCCATACCTGCGGGTGGAAATGACCGATGTCATATCCCGCAATGCGTTGCTTGACCGTACCGTAGTGGTGGATTACCGGCAGCCGGTCGTTTATAACAATGCCCTGGCTCTGGGGTTGGATGCCGGGCGTTACAGCTGTGTGTTATTCGCGGGGTATCGGCGTAGGTCGTGGGAGTTCAGGGCGGGCTATGACCTGTACAATAAATCACTGGTGTTGGGGGTATCTAAAGATTTGTGGAGATGGTAGCGAATTTAGTCAATAACACGTATCTGTTTTCCGCTGATATAGAGGACATCCACATTACGGACGTACACGAAAAACTGGTTTTCAAGATGACAGTTGACGGACAGGAAGCGCTTTCTGAAGTGTACTATCCGGACAGTGGGAACGCAGTCGTCATTTGCGATCCGGGTGATATCATCAATGAGTATTTCGTTCGTCCGGAACTGGGCAGCGGTGATGACCGGATCGTATTGGCTCCTATGACGGCACAACTGTCTCTTTCAGACAGCGAGGCAGCCGCTGACTACACGCTGTATGTGTTCCACTCAAGATACCGCGTGTCTTTCGAGCCGCTGACCGGCTTCATATTTTATTCCCGCTATAAAATCAAGCATATCAGGCAGAATACGATTGATTACCTTTCCTTCTTCGTGTCTGACAAGACAAAAGTGTATCTGGATATCATCCACCTGGAATCCGGCAGCAGCGTCAAGAAAACCGTTGAGCTGCAACTCTCCGATGCCAACCGGATGATGGCATATAACATGAGTCCGGCCAAGGTGGGTAAACTCGCAGGTCTCAGGGCTGACAATATCCTATCGTATGACGCACGTATCACCGACGGCACGTTGACGGACCTTGTAAGGTATGTCATGGATCGGAAAAGCCACCGTGAAATGCACCAGTTCCTCTACTACAATGTATTCGGGCTGCCGGAATCCATATCATTCTCAGGATTGGTGCAGTATAGTCCGGAACTGGAGGGTGATATCGCGGACATGGTGAAGCTGAAAAGGAGATTCAATCCGTTTTTCAATGATCTGCGCACGGTCAACACCGGGTATTTGGACGAAAACAAGTACAAGGCCCTAATAGACATGCTAACCTCTCCGGTACAGCGATGGTACGACACGCCTTCGCTGCCGATGGAGATCATCATCACAGATATTGACTTTACGCATACGAAAATGGGCAACCAGCGGGTAAACGTGAATCTGACCTTCTGTCCGGCAAGCCGGAAGCATCAGGTATTTGACAGGTACTCGTTTGGTGGCGGTATCTTCGATTACACATTTGACAGGACATTTGAATAAATAATATACACAATGGAAACAATACGCAGAAATTTGGCATTGGCCGATATGGATATCCGCAGGGATGAACGCGGGAACCGGCGCGTCTTTTCGATAAAATTCGTCAGCAAGGAGGGTAAGGTCTACTTTATCCCGCAGGCATACGCCTGTGGTGCCGGACGCATGAACATGAAGGAATACCAGCTTCGGGGTGTACAGCCCTGCGACTGCAAGGGCAATCCCGAAGGGCATCCCTATCCCGTGGATATAGACCTGATACTGGAGTATAACAAAATGAAAATCGTATTCTGATGAACATACTGTTTAATTCCTGCGGCATTCCCCTGCTGATGCAGTCCACGTACATATTCGGAGAGACTACCGGGGCACCGCAGAACGAGATGAAGGACCGTGCCCGGATCCTGTCGCCATACGACTTGTCGAATGTCAGCTATATAGATATCGACGGGGTGAAGGTGCGCCCATGGGGAGATGAGAATGATTTTCCGCAGAAGGCGGCCGAAGAGATCGGCAACACCAGTGTGCTTAATACCGGCTTGAAGTTTCTCCGTAACCTGACACTTGGGCAGGGCATTTATCCTTGTACGGTGAACGGTTACGATGATGGCGGCAACGAGATACTGAAGCCGGTTACGGATAGCCGGGTACAGGCTTTTGTTGCTTCCCGGAATGTAAGGCGCTACATGGAGAAGGTGCTGCGGGATTATCTGAAGTTCGGCAACGGGGCTGTCCAGTTCGTTCCGTCGGCAGCCGGCAATTCTTTTGCAGGTGTCAATCCGGTTAATGCGCTTTATCGCCGTTATTCCGAAGTGGATGAGTACGGAGCATGTAAATGTATTGTTTCCGGATATTGGCCGCAGCATCCGGGCAAGGGGCAGTACACCAAGCTGGAGGTATTGTCTGAATATGATCCGCAGATGCACGCCGAGGTGTTAAAGTTTGCCGGGAAGATGAAGAACGGTTTTATCCTGCCGGTGCGTGACAGCTGGAGTAATGATGATCTTTACGGCATGCCTGTATGGTGGCCGGCATACGTTTGCGGATGGGTGGAGATCGCCCATCTCATCCCCCATTTCCTCAAGAAAGCCTATAAAAACCAGATTACCTGGAAGTGGCATGTACAGATACCATACTCCTATTGGGAGAAGAAATACCCTTCCAAGGACTATTCCGTCACAGAACGCGAAGCGGCCATTCAGAAGTATATGGATTCGGTAGAACAGAATCTCTGCGGGCCGGACAATGCTGAGAAACCGATCTTCTCACATTATGCCGTCAATGAGATGAACGGCAGGATTGAAGAGGAATGGAAGATCAAGCCGCTGGAGAACAAGTACCAGGGCAGCGATAACCTTCCGGTATCGGCAGCCGCCAACTCCGAGATATTGTTTGCCTTAATGGTCAATCCCAATGTGCTCGGTGCCGGTATGCCGGGCGGTACATACGCCGGCAATCAGGGCGGTTCCAATATCCGTGAGGCGTTCCTCGTGAATATTGCCAATGCCTGGATTGACCGGCAGAATATTCTGGATCCGATTGAACTCTATATAAAAATGAACGGTATGCCGGAGTGTGAGCTGCGTTTCCGCAATACCATTTTAGTAACCCTCGATACCGGAAGCGGTACCAAAAAAACGTTGAGCTAATGATATTCAGTGCAGAGAAATGGAACAAGGGTGCCGAACTCAAGGCACTGATGAAGGTGAATACCGCGATTTCGTTTGACATGATGGAGGCGCCGCTTCGGGGTGCCTTCCGACAATACCTTGTACCGTTATTAGGCGATGCGATGGCGGGCGAAGTGGTTGAGATTTATAATTTCGGTCCGGATCCGGATGTGTTGGAACCGAATACTGAAGGGGCAACCGAGCGGGAGAAGCTGGATGCCCGGCTGCTTGAGATTTGCCAGCGCGCGAATGCGAACCTGGCATTCTGGAATGATTTCGATGAAATCAGCGTCCGGATCACGGATGCGGGATTTCAACGGCAGAAGTCCGACAATGAATCCTTTCAGCAAGTGTACAAATACCAGGAAGACAATCTTCGTATGTCTTTCCGCAACAAGGGGTTCAATGCGCTGGATGAATTGCTTGAGTTCCTGTATGCCCATATAGCGGAATATCCGGAATTTGCGACCTCGCAGGCTTACCAGGACCGCAAATCCGCCATTGTCCGCAGTACTGCGGATGTGAATGATGTCTGTTTCATTGGCGGCAGCCGGATTATCTTCTTGCGGTTGCAGCCGCATCTGAAATTTGTGGAGGAAATGCTGCTTCAGCCGGCTATCGGTGACAGGCTTTACGAGCATCTGATTGACGGGCTGGTTAATCCCCCTGAAGATGAAGAGCGGCGGAAGAATGTGGAACGTTTGCGCCTGGCTTGTTCCCGCTACATCGGGACAATGGCGGTCAGACGGCTGTTGATGGAGACGGGCAGCATTACGGACCGCGGACTGTACTTTACAACAATCCGGTCAGGTGAAAAGGGTAATGAACAGAAAGAGCCGGTTGATACGAAACGGATAGCCGTACAGATACAGAACCTGAAGGCGGATGCCGACATGTATATGACCGCATTGCTGCGGATTGCCCGCAGTTATTTTGCTGACTACTATGCCGGTGATCCCCGTAGGATATTCGACCGGGACAATGACCGTAAACGTACATTCTGGGTATGAGAGAGCTTCGTATGGCATATCGCAGCTTCGGAGTCCGGCGTGAGATTATATGCCGGGTGCCTCAGAAATGGGAAGAGCTGACACCGTCGCAGTTCCTGCTCGTGTCACGGTTTTACCTTCAGGAGACGGATGAATTATCCTTCCTGAAGGAGTTCTATTCCCTGCCTTCCGGTGTCATTGCGGACAGCTATTACAGGTATAAGCTGAGTGAGCTGATAGAGTTCATCAGCGATTGCCGTGTCCGGATGGATCGCTTTATCCTTTCCGAGGTGTCCGGATTGAAGGCACCGGGTGAGCGCCTGAAGGGGATGTGTTTCGAGCACTTCATGCACGTGGACACGGCTTTCAACCGCTATGCGCGTGATGGCAAGGATGCCTCACTGGATGTTTTCATATCAATGCTGTACCTGAAGGACAACGAATATATTGTCCTACCGGCGGGTGGAAAAAACGGCTTATTTAGCAGGCAGAAACCGCTGATGCTGCAAAAACGGATAGTGAAGGTGGCAAAGATAGACAGGCATGTCAAGTATGCCATATTCCTGAACTATGTTTTTGTCAAGAGGTGGCTTTCCAAGGCGTTCCCTTTCCTGTTTCCGTTGAATGAAGATCTGGAATCGGAGAAGAACAACAAGAAACCGGCCGCGCCATCGGTCAACTGGCTTGATATCTTCGATGCCTTTGTCGGTGATGATGTGGCGGTGATGGAGAAATACCAGGCGATGCCGGTGGCAACGGCATTCCGCATATTGAATAAAAGAATCCGTGACGCTCAAAAACAGAAGAAATGACATTTTCAGAGTACATAGAGAATTTGGCCAAACGCCATGTCGATATCCGGCACAAGGAGAATGACGAGGTACATTTCCTTTCATCCGAACGGGAGAAGCACACGGCACTGGACAGCGTGCTTCACTATCCGGCGGTGATTATGGACCGTGGCTCAGGGTTTGGATATGGCGGTGTTCCGGGGGCATACCTGAAGGATCGTGATTATCTGCTCTTTGTATTGGAACATGTGTCCGATACTTCAGACTACGAACAGATAGAGGCCGCACTTGATAAGTGCGAGCGCATTCTTGATGAGATGCTGAACCAGGTACTTGAAGACAAAAGGAAGAACCGCCAATGGGTTGCCTTTTCACTTGAAGAGGTAGAAGCGGATTATGTGGTGAATATTGATAGCCAGCTTTACGGGGTGGTCGCGGCAATACACTTGTCGCAACCCTATAAGGCTGTTAACTGTAGGAAGGCATTCAACTGATATGGCAGATACGATTGAAACACTTAAAGAATTAGCCCGGCAGGTACGGTATGCTACCCGGGAGGGAGAAAACACAGGAGAACGTGTCGGACGTACCTTGGTGGGTATATTGAACCTGTTATCACAGTGTTCTTTGGAGGAACTGAATAAAATTTTCCTTCATAAATCCAAGCCTGATGAAACCCCTTTCCTGCTGAAGTTATTAGGGGGTGCCGAAGTTGGTGAAACCATCGATTCATTAGTTGCCGGGCAAGGGATTCTACTTAAAGATGGCCGTGTACAGGCTGATACATTGGAAGCTCGTTTTGCTCTCATTGTTCAGGAAGTGATATTCAACCGTTTGTCTGCTATGGAGAGTGATTATTTTTTTTCCGAGTCAGGCACGATTGAGAGCGTCGAACTCCTGGAAGACGGTACCTACCGTTTACCACTTCGTAAACGCTGGGATAATGATTTCACAGACTTGGACGAAAATGATGTCGTTTATGGTATAGTGAATAATCTTGCTTCAGGCACCGGAGATTATTATACTTCATGGCTTCGTGTTCTTCACGTGAATACAGTGGCCAATACTATTATTGCCGTCATGTACCCGGATGCCGAAGTGCCGGGTGGCAAGAACTATCCGCCGGAACCGCTGATGATTCTTTCTCACCGTGGTAATCCGGTGAATGAAGATCGTCAGGCATACTGGTACTTGTCATCCCGCGAGAAGTGCATCTGCATGCTCGATGGGGTTACGAAACCTATATTGGAAGAAAACAACTATGCCATTATCATAGGCAAGCTGAAGCAATTATCTCTGTTTGACAACCTACCTATAAATTATCGGCATAGCTATATCTATTGTCGGGGTATTGCTATTCAGGACTTGTTACGCTTAGGCTATCAGGGTACACCGGTTCGCTCGGAGAATAATCGGGGGCCGTGGTCGGCTGAGGATACAGTGAACGATCCCTACCAGTCCACGCAGGAAGTATTCGATGCAGTCTATCATGTTGGCTGCAAATGGATGTGTCTGGTTACTGGAACCACTCAGGAACCTAAATGGAATGCGACCGACTGGGCGATGATTGAGGGTAATTCAGAATTGAGCCTTGTGTTCTCTTCAAATAACGGTTATAACTTCTTTGCCGGTAAAGTCGATGCGGAATTTACCCCTATTGTGTATTGGGGTTACAATGATATATCTGAGGATGTGTTGCCCGGTGACTGGTCATGGACCCGTGACAGCGGTCAGGTGACGGAAGATAACGCCTGGTCGGTCGCTCATGCCAATAATGGGCGGGTATTACACCTGACGAATGAAGACATGCCAAGCAACTGGGGAGCTACGAGAAAAGTGAAATTCACCTGTACGGTATATCTCCGCGACGGTGCCGGAAGTATTGATATTCAAAATTATATAAATGTATGAAAGGACTTAAAACCTCGGTTCAACCGCAGCCGATCAGAACCAGTTATACGCCTCTGAAGGCGAGCTTTGGAATTGTAATAGATGGTGGAGGTAGTAAGACGCAGTTTTATTACACCAATGCCAACACGTACATTCCTAACCGTACAATAACTCCGATGAAGCTGAAATCTTTCCTCAATATTGTTGATCCGGATAAGATTATCAGCAACGGGGATAAGAGCAGCCAGCTAACCGTTACCTGGTACGAAAACAGTGAGAGTAACCAGATTACTTCGGGGAATAGTAATTATGTTCTGAATGCCGATGGAACACTACTTGTGAAAAAGAACGTGTCACCTTCTTCACCGGTGCAGATTCTTTGCCGGGCTACTTTCATTGATACCAGGAATAACAATACTCTCGTGTATAATGATACATTCACTCTGAACTCAATCCAGAAGAGTGATGACCAGCTTTCACTAAGTATCAATCAGCCTGCCAAGATAACCTATAACCCCCTAAAGGATAACCAGTACATAGATATCACTGCCGCATTGAAAATGGGCAGCGAGACGGTTGCGGATGCCAACGTCGCATATTGGTGGTATAAGGTTGAGAACGGAGAAGAGACTTTAATCAACTCGTCTGACTTGAATATCGAGTATGTATCCGGTCAGGGAAGTAAGACTTTGCGTATAGATGCCGACAATACATATCTGAGCGTCATCCGTTGCCGTGCAGCCTATTATACCGGAACCAAGCCTTCTGCACCTACGGATGATACCTTGATGGCTGAGACGGCCATAGTCTATAAGATTCCTCCGATTAAGGCATTTGTCTACACCCCGAATGGCAACATTATCCGCAAGGGAATGGCTAATATGACTTTTTTTGTGAAGATACTGACGAACAAAGAGGAACTGACTGAAGAGCAAATCAACAGGTTCTTTTTTGTGAAGTGGTTTAAGAAGTCATCCGCTGCGGGTGCTACAGCCGTGGAGATCGGACATGGTAGTTCAGTTTCAGTAACAGCCGACAGCCTGCGCCTGACTGGTGGCTTACAAATGTCGGTTTATCCGGAAGTCTATGAGATCGGTCCTTATACGGTACTTACTACTAAGAGCGGTGATCCAATCCGTACAGGTACGAATGAAGTAATAATAGCCAGGGGCTAATTAAAAATGAAGTATATGAGAGAAATGAAGTATTTGAAAGTTTCCGCCGATATCGCTCGGCGTGCGGGTGTGATCGATGTCCGCCACCGGACTGCTGATGGTGATTTTATCGTTAATGAGAGTGACCTTCGTATGGTGAGGTTTGAACCTGAGGAATATGTGAGGGGTATTGCCGGGCAGGTTCTGACAGAACAGGAAGCTGCCAGACTGATCGAAGCCGGCGGAAATCAAATTGGAGAGGAGGTACAGAATGAAGAAAGTAATGAATTACCTGCTGAGGATTCTTTGCCGGCCCAGGACAATGCTGAGGAATCTGTGGCAGAAGATAATCCAATTAACGGAGAGGAGGCACAAGATGAGTGATGTTGCAGGTTCTCTTTACGTCGGGATGATAATAGACGGTGACAGTGCTCAAGGGAATATTCGATCTACTAAGCCGCTTGTGCAGATGTACCAGAAGGACACGGGTAAATGTGTACCGGACTGGAGTGTGGCGGCCAACCAGCCCGTCATCTATCCGGTCATGCGCTCAGGCAATGAAAACGTGATCAAGCCGATTGTGTCGGGTTCCGAGAAGTGGTATTACAACAACACTTTAGTAACGTTCAACGCTTCTGGACTTTCTACCGCTCCGGCTGCCGTTGCCAGCAAGTTGCAGACCACTACTTACAATAATGGTTCTGTGAATGTACCGGCATTGAAAATAGTGGGCAATTTGGCCAGTGCCTCCAACATGGATGCGGACACCATCCGCATGGACGGAGAGATTGAAGCTTCCGGACATAATCTTGGCTATACTTCCGAGATACCGCTTGCCATCTCGGAGTTTAGCAACTCCGCCTATTACGGTTTCCTGTATCCTTCCGATGGCGGTATTATTGATGGTGATACAGCTACCGTTAAAGTGACTCAGGAACTCTACAAGGGTGGCTCATTGGTGCCTCAGAGCAACTATTCCTTAAAATGGTATAAGATGCCGTCAACTACAGCATGGTCAACGGCCAACAGTGTTTCATTGGTAGCGGATGATGTTGATTCCAAGCTAAGTGTAAGGGCTGAATTTATCATCGGTGGTGAGGTAGTTGCTACTGCCATTTGCGAGGTGAGCGATGAGACTGATCCGTTATTCCTGGCAATAAACTACAGTGGTCCGACGATGCTTACCAGTAGCGGTGCTACCAGTGAGGTAACAGCTACTTACAAAGTAAAGCGGGTAGGAACGGGTGAGGAAGTGAGCGGATTTACGTTCAAGACTTCTTTCACGAAGGCTGACGGTACGGCCTTTACACCTGCCAATGCGCCTACTACCACCGGATGTAAGCTAACATATGCAGATGTAAAGAGTGCAGGCGGTAACATTACTGGCTATGTACAAGGAACTAAATCGTGAGTGGTTATGGCTAAGAAACAGATAGTAGCATCAACTTTTAGTGTTACGGCGGCTCCTGATGATGGCGCTAAAGGTGACCGTGGCGCTCGTATGCGTCAGACAAATTGGGCGGAAGGGAAGCAATATCTGTCGGGAGCCGATGGTGAACTTTGGTACGATGTTGTATTATACAAAGATATGTTATATCTGTGTCTGAAGTCACATACTTCCTCATCCGCTAATAATCCTCAGACTTCAGTTGCAAGCCAGTCAGGATATTGGGAGAAAGCCGTGGACTGGGTTTTCATTGCTACCAAATTACTGTTGAGTGAGAAGATCAAATCTGAATATATCGATGCTGACGATTTGGTCGTAAAGAATGTACAGGTTGAGGATGCTGACGGTAATATCATTTGTAGGATCAATGGACGGACAGGTGACGCGAGCTTTGCAAAGGGAAATATACTTTTTGGCTCAGACGGTTCTATTGTGTGTGACAAAGGTATATTTAAGGTTGGCATTCAAAAGGTTTTTCGTGAAGTAAGCCTCAATAACTATACTGCGGAAGCCTTTAAAGCTGATCTGACCCAGGGACTCAATTTTATCTTTACCAAGAATGAAGGTAATGAAACGCACTATATGACCTTGCCCAATTCGCTTGATCTTGACGGCTTCGAATCGGAAATGATATTCTACGGGAATCCGGGTAGTGTGTATGTCAGTTGTGAAAACGGTTCATATCCTTTTATGTACAATGGTTTGAGGGTGAAACAGGTGAAGATAGGTACATTCCCGCGTCGGTTGAATGTCGTTGCCCGGAAATGCCGCCTTTTAGGTACTAATTATGTCGAGTGGTGGATTACCAATACTAACGACTATACGGTTTCAAGCAAAGATATGTATGACCGTTGCGAACTTGCTACTTCAGTGTATTATAATAGTTGATATGCTGATTGATAAGGTATAATTATTAAACAAAACGAGATTAAAAATTGAATGTCGAATTTGGGCGTTTTTTGATATAATTTAAACGCCCGTCAAAAGTGAATAGGTATGAAACTGAATGAAGCAACAAAGGTGAATACTATCAATAATGAGTATATCACCTTACTGGATGCCTCCGGTAATCCTTTACTGATTAATAAATCAGATTTATCTAAGACTATAAAAAGTCTGATGTTTCCTTCTTGGCAGGTTACATTAGCTCCAGACGAAGAATATGATTTGAAAGTATCCCATTATGGATTATATATAGTACGGTCGGGAGATTTAGGTTCAACAGGTTTATTCGTCATTGGTGCAAGACCTGGAGCCGCAATACTCGGATATGATGATTATATTTTTTCTACCGACTTTAATTCTACAGGTAAAATAGTTCTGAGTAAAAAGATACTGAACGGAACTATATTTCTAAAAAATACAAGGGGAAGCAATACGAAGGTATTCGTAATGCAAATTACAAACTATGTATAGGGGCATAATGCCCCTATACTCTAATAAGCCCCTCAGGGGCTTCATTATTTGTTTCTAACTTAATGATTCCTCCATGGTTAGCAATAACGGATAAATTGAGCGATCCACCAGAGGAAGTCTCATATCCCCATACTTCCCGTGTTCCATTTACGTCTCTGTAATATAGCCTAAAAGAAGCATTATCCCCTTGTATATTGATTAATTCCGGCAAGTAACCTTTCCGACAGGATATCATTCCAAGAGGTAACTTTCCCAAAGGGGTACCGCTTGCTATAAGAAATTGGCAATTAGCATAATAAACTGTTAAGTTACATAAGTGAACATATTTTTCTGCTGAATAAGATTGCATACTTCGTTTAAACAGATCAACGGATGCCAATCCCTTTCGTTCCTTCGTAGCTTCTGACATTACCAGCCTAATTACTTCAGCAAGATCAGCTCTGCTTATGCGTACTGGATTACCATTAGAATCTATTAAGGCGATATATTCACTATTAATACTACTGACCTGCATACTTTCATTTAGCTTCATGATCTATTCACTTTTGACGGGCATACAAATTCATGTATTTTTACTCTGATTTATGCCGGTAGTTTTGAAGGTAAAATTCAGTGATAAAAATACGCCCGTTAAAACTGAATAGGATATGAAGCTAAATGAAGCTCCAATTATAGAAAAATTGGAAAAGAGTGAGTATATAACCGTTGTACTCATTGATGGAGCAATAGGAAAAATAAGGAAAGACAAACTTTTAACATCGGTCAATTACGAATATACAACAATGTCTTGGTCGGTTAGAGGATGGCATAGGATAGCCATCAGCACAGCCTCTAATGCAGCCATATCATCTGCTTTTTTCAATATAGGGAATAGCTTTGGAACTACTCCAGCAAGTTCATCGTGTTTTTATTTTGCAGGATCTGGCTATGCAGATAGAATTATATCTTCCATTGGCAAAGTTGGAATAATCTTTCCCAGAGTTAGAGTTTTATACAAACCATCTACAGCACACACTCTTTATATTGATATTTACTATGATTTTGAAGGAAGAAATAATATCTATCTTTCTGCTTCAACAGTAATCAATATGAAATTCACATCCCTTGATGATTCTATTGCAACGATACCAGAAGGTTACACTGCTCAAGAGTTTGCTTTGTAGTAAATAAGTGGAGGATTTTCCAGTGATATTATTGTAGTATTTATAGGGGCATTATGCCCCTTATAATTATGTAACGTCAATATACGTTGCTGCATCAACTTCCTCCTGATTGGCAACCGATAAAGGTGTAATGTCAGTGCTGGGTGAAATAGTATTCAGCAACTTTACATATATAGATGGCGTGTATTGTGTATGTTCCAATATGATTTTGAAATTGCCAGTACTTTCATCGTGCCAAATCTTAAATCGTGGAGTTGTCGAAGCATTTGCACCACCTATCCGATTTAAAATTATTGCAGGTGCCTTTAAAACATCGGCTGATCTGTTAATTGTCATATAAAGTAAAGTCATCGGTCCGCCACCGTAAGCGGCAAGACTGATAAACAAGGAGGTAGACATAGCTGTCGTGTTATTACACTCATATACGACTCTCGATGCCTGCGTTGCAATCATTTTTTCCTTCCTTACTTCACTGGCAGGTTTAAGCCCGTTTTTCTCAGTTGTAGCTTCGTTCATCACGCTGCGGATGACTTCTGCAAGATTATTCTTGTTGATTCGTACCGGCAGGCCATTGCTATCTGTAAGTAGTACATACTCATTGACTATAGTGCTCACTTGTGCAGCCTCGTTTAATTTTCCCATACCTATTCAGTTTTAACGGGCGACAGAATAGATTATATTTTAGAGATAAGCATGGAAGGGGAATATATAA